CCCTACCACAACTTGACCTTTTGGGTCAGTTGTTAACCATCGGAGTGACATCATGTTTATCTCTTTCCCTTACCCCCAGAAATACTGGGAATGCGCCGACTTCCAGGAACTAGTTCGTGAAATTCAACTCGACCTGCTGGCTGAAAAGCCCAGCATGGATCGAATCTATGCCATGAATGTAGCCCGGAATAAAGCGTACGGTGTATGGAATCGGATGAACCTCTGTCGTCGTTTCGATGATTGATGGGGGGAATCCGCTGTTGTTTCAACTCTAACAGGAAGAGCTATGGCTTATACCCGGCAGTACCAAGAGGAGTATTACTTTCCTTATTTGGTTACCAGAACATTTCCCGACTACTCTGGGGTCTTAATCGACAACAAGGTGGCGGTGAAAATGACTGGCTCACGGTCGGGTACAAAGTTGGACAATTGGAAGGAGATTATCAGGAATGGTGGCAATGCCACTACTCCCTACATTTCCGACCGAACGTCTATGCTCACTATGGAGAAAGGGTCAGGTTCTGCGATCTTGCAGGATTGGGATCCCGTGAAGCAGCAGGTGTACACTGTGACCGAAAAGTACGACGGTTTTGTTCAAGCCGAAAGTACTAATCTAAGTCATTTGTCAGTGACCCTGCCTACTTCTGAAGCAACCGCATTGACAAAGATCTATAAAAAGATTGAGTCAATGCAATCTCAGCTGAATAGTCCTGCTGTACTAGCTGAGGGTCTCGACGTGATTCGGCAATTCGGTGCTCCCTTTTCTGCCATCATTGATCTTACCAACAGGCGTCTTAACCGTCTAGAATTAGAAAGACGGGGCCTGAAAGGTTCGACCAGTTTTAAGCGGATAAAGTGGGCGCAGATTGTTGCGTCATCATACCTTGAATATTCCTTTGGTCTAAAGCCTCTGATTTCTGATACAGAGGACCTGGCCAAGGCATTAGCTCGATGGCAATATGAAGCAACCGGCGAAAGCCGGACGCGGACTAGAGCCGTCGGACGAGGTATCGACGAGGTGACCGACGCGTATACTGTACAACGTGCCCACGGCATGGGTCTAGTCTTCGATGTGACGACTAGAACTCATACCGAGCATCGCGTGCAGTACATCGCCGGTTTGGACGCTTCAGCCATGGCTGCTTTTGGCAGCAATGACAGGTTGCTCCAGCTTTGCGGCTTTAACCCCGCGAACTGGATCCCAGCAGCTTGGGAAGTTGTCCCCTGGTCCTGGTTGTTTGATTACTTCTTCAACATCCAGGATATCCTCCAATCGGGCGTGACATCTACGGCTGGTGTCAAATGGATCTCAAAGGCGGTCACGCAAGTGACTACAAGAGAGATTTATGCGACACTTAACCAAGGATTGTCACGTGAGCGTGCCATGCAAACGTATGGTTACGTTTATGGATACTCCGGATCAGGATCTCCGAGCTCTTTGAAACGTATCAGAACCACTCTTTCGAGGTCAGTACCGCTATCCCTTGGGATCGTGCCTCTGACTGTCAGTTACCCAACTGACATGAAGAAGTACGCTAACATGGTAGCAGTGCTGTTTTCTCGAAAGCCATCCAGTTCAGCCCTCTGGCTGTTCTAACCCCTACGCGCTATCAACGCGCAAAAGAAAGGTGCCAAATGGCATTCGCTCCTTCATCTCCCGTTACGGGAAGTGCCCAAACTGGTCTCACTTCGCCTACTTACCTTATTGCTTGGGATTCAAACCCCGACAGTAACGGCAAGCAGGTTTATGTGACCAATCTTGGAGGCACGCAGCCGGGTGTGCTTGCACACTCGGTTGCTGCTCCTTTCACTGGCTCTATGTTCCGGCCGAAGACTCTGAAAGTCCTCGCACCTGTGAACCCGGTGACTGGCGTGTTGCGCTCCGTTCCGATGAACACCTACAAGGCGATCACTCGGAAAGGCTTGCTACCCCTGGCCGGCCAGTCTTACAAGACTGGCATGATCAAAACCGAACTGGATATTCCAGCCGGCGCTGATCTGGCCGATCCGTTGTCGATTCGGGCAATGATTTCCTTTCATATCGGGCTGCTAACGCAGATTTCCGATGCGTTGGGATCCACTGTTACGACGGGCACTATCTAGCGCCCGGGCGGCCCTAACGGGCCATCTACGACAACTTGGAAGGGTGACACAATGCGTGATTACGCGAGTCTTTATTCTTCTCTCCTCTCCGATTTGGGGATGGAGGCTTGTCCTGATAGCCATATCTTTACTGATATGGATGACAGAACAGCTGCCTCAGTCTCCCTCGCAAATAGCTTTTATAAAAAGCTTTGCCCTACGGGTACTTCACGAAACGCGGACGCTGCTGCGCTAGAAAAGTTTCTAGCAATTAACAGATCCTTGTCAGTGGAGGCCTTCAGGTTTGATGCGAGTAATGAGGTTGAGTCCCTCTTTTGGGACTATTTCAGGAACCATTTAAACCGGTGCCTGGGGCCTCATGAATCAGAAGAGCTTGATTTGGATTTTATCCGGGACCACTTAGATGTCGGGCCGGGAGCTGCTCAAAAGGCAGATTCCCGCACTCTGCACACCAAATTGTTTGAAGGTGAGCTGAGTTACTATAGCGAAGACAATCTGAGGCTCTATCGAGCCGCAATAGTTAGCACTGGTCTGTGGGCTGATGCAGAAATGCATCGGTTCTCACAGTTCGGTGTCACTAAAGTGAGAGGAAACAAACTATTCTTTGCTCCAAAGAATGCTGAGATCTCGCGCGTATGTGGAACAGAAGCTAATGTAGAAATGTTAATTCAAAAAGCTATCTGTGCCTACGCTGAAATCAGGCTCGAGCAGTACTTCGGTATTGCTTTATCCACCCAACCTGATTACAACCGTAGGTTTGCTTGTAAAGGGTCCTATGACGGTACGATCTGTACCGTCGATCTGGTCTCTGCAAGCGACTACATCGGAGTTCCTCTTTTCACGGCTAGCTTAGACAACTGCGCTTTCAAGCGTTTAGTCTTGCAAACTCGTGCGAAGTTTTCCGTTTTACCCGACGGGAGTAATGAAGAACTGAGGATGGTGTCAACAATGGGGAACGGTTATACGTTTCCACTCCAGACTATCATCTTCGCGAGCGCTGTTAAGGCTGTGTACGACCTGATGGGTTTCCCCTCAGAGTGCCCTAGAACACAATTTGGTGTATTCGGAGACGACATATGCATCCGCAAGGAAGCGTATGTATTCTTTAATAGAATGCTGTCCAAATTGGGATTCAAGGTGAATGTAGGTAAATCATTCAGTACAGGCCCTTTCAGGGAGTCTTGTGGAGAGGACTATGCCCGTGGACTAAACATCCGTGGGGTTTACATACGAACTCTAGAGACTCCACAGCAGGTATACTCGGCCATCAATCGTCTCAACAGGTGGTCAGCAAGACACGATATTGGGTTGCCAAACGTTATGAAGACTCTCTACTCTTGGACAAGAAGAATTCTTGTCCCACTGAGTGAGTCCGATGACGCAGGCATCCATGTTCCATTCAAGCTGACAAAGCCTCGTCTCACAAACAGTTACTGGTTTAAATACCGAACTTATGTGAAACGTAAAACCACCGTAAAGGTGGATGAGACGTGGGAGGTGCCGAAGGTTGACCCCACTGTTACGGTGGCGGTTGGTCTAGGCTTCCTTTCTGGTCGTTTAAGGAGACGAGATGTCGTGCTCGGAACAGTAAACCCAAATAACTCCGACCCGTTCTGTGCTTTATCAGCATGGGAAGTGGATTGGGGTATCTCTTACACTGTGAGAGATAAGATGGGTGCACGGCCTCGGTACAAAATCGTCTCAAAATCGCTGCCTTTCTGGGATTACATCCCAGTTGGGCGGTATCCCGTCGACAACTCCGATCCGTTCAATACTAAGCGAACGGATTATGAAGAAGTCGACGGGGACGAGAGGCGTGACCGGCTAACGCCGGTCAGCCATCAGCGATGGGTAT